CGAGCTGCTGGGTGTACACTGGTCGTGTACACGTTTTCTTTAGAACACCTTAAAACAAAGGATACTAATATGACTATAAGTCGGAGAAAAGCGTGTGATCGTCTAAGTACACTAGGTTTCAAGCAAGATGTTGTCCACAGTTTACTAAACACTATTGAAAAGTGGGATAGGAACGAGGGTCCGGAAGCTACGGTCAGTAGACTAAAACAAATTAAGACGGCATTCATCAAGCGCTTGGCTGGATTGGAGATCTCTGTAGATTGGGTGAAACACACCAAAACACATGTCAAAGGTCCTTTCAAAAAACTTTTTGATAGCCTGGGTTCACGGAAGAAAACTCAGAGGGCACTTAGTGCCATGATGTTATACTCTAGCGAACTCTCTAAAGAAGTTACAAGCAAACAGATCACCAAGTTTTGGGGTTCTGTACTCGAGGGTCCCCCTCCCGATCCAAGATATGGGACGTATAAGCAATGGCTAGTCGACCAGGTCAAATTTATTCCACGATCTTCTGTGGGTAGAGATGAATCCTATAAACAAAACCAGAACTTGTCCCATTTGGCGGAAAAGAGGGGACCGAGTTTCTCGGGTATAAAGAACCGCGACTGGAATCCGTCATCCCTTAAGTACTTGACACACCCTGTTTTACAGAGGGCAGCCAAGTGGGGTGACATTAACTATGTCGCATCTTCATGTGACGATGAATCCATAGTTGGAGGACGCATTATGTACATACAGGAACCTGGGATGAAACTCAGGGCTGTTGCCAATCCGTGTCCGTTATACAACTATGTTCTGACTCCACTTAAAAGGCACCTCCTCAGTATGCTTATTCAGATACCAGAGGACTTCACACATGATCAGGATATGGGTGTTGTGACCGTCCAGGAATACTTAAGTTCCAACGAAAGTTGGGCTTCGGTTGACCTATCAGACGCCACTAACCTGTTTCCCTCAGATGTGACCTTTGAATTGTTGGAGTCGATTCTCGATTTCTCATGGAAACCTCAAATTGATGCATTTAAACTGCTTGCCCGGTCCGACTGGTATGACTCCCTGTCCAAGAAGGTTGTAAAATCTCCTTGGCAGCGTGGTCAGCCGTTGGGCTTGGGACCATCTTTCCCTGCTTTTGCTCTCTCGCACCATATGGTCGCCCGTACAGCAATCTACGTAGTAGACAAAGACAAGAGTGTGTTTAACTTAGAACACGATACGAAAGCTTACGCAATCGTGGGTGATGACATTGTCATCAGCTCTCGCTATGCCTCTGTGTATAAAAAACTGTTAGGTATCCTTGGATGTAAAATTTCCTTGGATAAGAGTATAGAGTCAGAAAAGGTGGCCGAATTTTGCTCACGAGTGATTACTAAGACTGACGTATTTGTTCAAAACAAATGGACTAAGCCGTCTGATAGGAATTTTATGGATCTAGCAAAGAATTTGGGCTATAACGCCCGATTGCTATTTCCTAAGAGACAACGTCAGGTGGTCGATCTACTAGCTGAACTCCCTACACCATGGGGGTTAGGTCTCAACCCAAAAGGGTTGTCCTTAATGGACCGTGTAATTAAACACAGAGACACCATCCGTGCAGTTAGTGCCAATGTCGAAGGCGTCCTCCAGAGCAGAGAGCGCGCATCGTATGACTCATTGATTATCACAACACCCAACCCCATCTATGATGAGGAAGGTAACGTGTGGTATCCTATGAGGAAGAATCTTGTTGAACCCGACCAGGGTTCGGAAGTGGTTGATCCTTTGAGATCACCTAGACTTGGAGACATTATTCGTCGTAATCATGACTATCTTACCCTCGTTGAGGATAGATTGATTGATAACTACTTCGAGGTGTTCCCTGAGCCTATTGGCGACCCGCGAGGGTTGACCATGCTAAAGATCCTGGAGTCGAAATTAAAAATAAAATCGACTGGCCCAGGTGTATCCAGACTTAAGAGAAAATCCCACCAACAAAAGGAGTTGGTAGAAAGTGATAGCGTCGAGCGTGGACCAAGTATTACTTAGACCCACACCGG